AGCCATTGGTTCATCCTTCCTTTATTGGAGGTTTAAGAGTTGTAATCGATTCGGCCTTCTGCCCGTGCTGCATCGAGGTCTGCTTCATGCTTCTCGAATTCCCACGGCTTCATCTTGCCGATTTCAGAAGCCTTCCAAATCCTGTCATTGCCTGATGTCGTTTTGACATCTCGTGCAACAGAACGTGTTACTGCATCTGCTGCCGAAACCTTGTTAGACTTGGTACGCTTCTTAGTTTGGCCCGTATCTGCTTTGTACAGATCGAGTACTCGTGCCGCCCAACGTGCATCCGTATTGTTCTTGTAGATGCCGTCAGAGATAGACTCCGGCTGTTCTCCGAGCCACTCAAGGAACTTGTCGTCCCCCTTGAGGTCA